CGACTGAAGGTTGGGTAAATAGAACAAAACGATCTGGTCTTACTAGCAACTAGATGAGCTTCTACTGCAGCATCGTAAGAATCCATAATAATATGATTGTCATTAAATGAGGTGTAGTATGATGGGTCTTTGTTATTAGCTACAAACAACTCTACAGATTGGTCAACAGTAGTTACCTTTAGGTCTGTCTCACTCATTCTGTCTATAAAGACTAGAGGCTCTACATAAACTATTTCTCTGTAGTCTTGAAGAGACGCTGTTCCTATATTGTAATCTACGCGTATTAATTCTTTTGTTCTTGCAGGATAAGTAAAATGAGTAGGTCTTGCATTGCTACTTAAGGAAACTAAAGGTATTAGCTTGTTATGCTCTGGTATGTTTCTAGCAGCTATAATATTAAAGTAGGTATCTTCAACCACTGAGGCTACCTGTTGCGCTTCAACACTATCACCTAAAGCATTAACAGCTTCTGAATCCATATCGGATAAGATAGATTGTACTATTTGTAGAAGAGTGCTTTTCATTAGGTACTATCCAATATTAAATGGGTGAAGGGTGCTCCCTAAGGAACACCCCATTGTTTTAGGCTTCGATATACTCGATAACCAACTTGGCTTCACCAGCAGTAAATGCTGCTGTGCCAAAGATAGCTTCGATGTATACATCTGCTGCACCAACAGTGGCTGTACCACCGACTAGCGCACCGTTACAAGCTACCGCTTTGTTGGCTACAATATCAGCTACAGCTATTGCTGCATCGATACCGTCAGCGTCTACAGCCGCACCAGCCTGAGTGTAAGCACCTATTGTCAAAGTAGCTGATCCACCTGAGGTGAAAGCTGTTGAGACAATAAGGTGAGCACCAGTGATGTACGAACCTGCTGGAATGAAAGCATCGTGATCCTGTGGGGTTGCCACAGATGTAGGAACTTCTGTTCCTGTAATATTCATCACTAATGATTTCTTCTGACTTGAAAGAGAAGTTCCACGCTTTGCTGGAGTTCCCTGTTCACCTGCGGTAAGAACTTCTAGACCGTCTGCGTTTACATAACTCATTAATCTACCTCCCTACGCTACTGTTGGTTTCGTGACAACACGAACCATATTTTCAGGACGATACAACTTGACACCGTAACGAGCAGTTGTTACAAACTCGTGACGTTGGTGATCTTTGTTGTAGTCGTAGTCAACCTGAGGTTGCTGTCTAAACGCACCCACGAATGGATTTACAGACTGATCTGCTGAGAAGAACAAGTTTACAACACCGTTTGTTGATGAGTAATCTTGGTTGCCAGCGGCTAAATCTGGAAGTGCGTTGTCGGTTGCTGTTGGTAGGAAGTTTGAGCAGTATACGTCAAACCCATATACGTTTGCAATAAAACGCATACCAGTTGCTATACCTTCACGAACTAGTCCTTCGAAACGTGGGTTGTTCGACACGTTTACTAAGTTGCTCAATGTGTTAAGTGTGTACTCAACAGATGGATCAACAATGGCTACCAAGTTGCTATCTGGAACGTTCTGTTTTTTCAGAGCGTAACGTGCATAAGCAAACTCTTTGAGACCCATGACTTCACCTGTTTGTGAAGAGCCAACACGCATAGAAATGCTGTTGATTGTCTCATTTGAATTAGCTGATACGCCAGCTTCAGGAGCAGCGAGAGTTGTTGTCTCGAAATGTTCCATGATTGCACGTTCTTGTTCAGGTACAAAGCGTGACATTAATTCTGAAGAATAGAATGTGTCTTGCTCTGCTTTCTTGGTCATATAAGTAGCTGATGAGAGATACTTATCGACTGAGAATGTAAAGTTACCTGTGTCTAATGGACGGTAGGTAACAGCACTGTCCTCAGTGTAGTTGTCCACTTGTGCCTGCCCGATAGAAGGAATGTTGAAAGTGTTTCCGTCAGGAAAACCGTCAAGCATACGAACATATCTTTGTGCCATCATCTCATCACGCAGAATTTCTTTTAATTCTGATGAGTAGACCTGAGCACGTTGCAGGAACGTAGTGTTAGATGTGGTCATTGCCATGTCTAAGTTCCTTTATTTATGCACCAAACTTTTCACCAAGACGAGATTTGTCCTCAAACATTTGTTGTTGCGTCTTGGAAGAATAGTACAAGTTACGATTGTCTCTACGAAGTTTCTGATAATAATTAAAATCTCTTTCCGTAGAGGATTGCATATTGACACCCTCAGTTCGAACTGACCCAGCAACCATAGGGCTGACAGGACGTTTGTTTTCACCTATAAGAGCAAAGAAAGCGTTGGGTGACTCAGCAGCAATATCACGTAAACGATCTATTGACATACCAAGCTCTTCAGCTTTCCTTTCGATTTGAGCCTTGGCTTCAGTACCAAAACTTCCCTCTAGTTCTTTATCAACAAGTTGTAAGTTACCATTAACTTTGGCTTCTAACTCTCGCTGACCAAGTGTCTTTTCTACAAGGCTCTTCAGGTCTTCCTCACTAAAGTTTGCAGTGGTGTTCTGGTCTCTAGTGCTACTGTTATTATTAGGCACTTCATTAGTCGCTGCAGTAGTTTCAGCGGCCTTGGTCTGAAGCTGGTCAAGAACTTCGTTTTTGTATTCCTGTTTCTTCAAGTCTTCCCTCATTTGAGTGAGTTGGTCTTCAAGATTTTTAATGTAACCATCAGCTTCTAATTTGCCTTTAGCTAACACTTCAGGGTTTTTCCAGTTCTCTCCCTTCGCCTGTACGAGTTTATCAAGAAAGGACTCCTGTGAAGGGTTCTCCTGTACTTGAGTCTCGTTGTTCTGATCTTCCTGTGTGGTTGCAGTGTTATCAGTAAATACCATAGTTTTATTCCTTATCTAGGTTAATAAGATCGAGCACTTGGGTTAGTGCTCTGTTGTAGCCGATACGATCAGCCATTTTGTGAGACCAAGAAGGGCTGTCATAGTCAGCCGTAGTCGGTCTATCCTCAAGCATAGACTCAAGAATCTCTTCGAGAAGCAGAAGACTTTCTGAGTTGGACATAATCTTTTGTTTGATCTTGTCCTTGTCTTCTTGCGTCTTACATTTTTTAAACCAAGCAGATTTCATTTATTTCTTTTTTGGCTTCTTCTTAGGCTTTGGTTTCTTTTTAGTTGTTCCGTACATATTATAGCCCCTCTTCTATTGCTATTTGTTGTTCTTCTTCGTATTGTACTTCAGCTTCAGTAGTAATACGTTGAGTTTCTAATTGTTCAGAAACTGTAATGTTATCACCAAACAAGGCTGGTTCACCTAGTTCATCTGAT